CAGCTGTATTAGGTACACAGGAGACTATTCAGAATCCTAGACCAGCAGCTCTATCAAACTTGATGGGTGGATTAAATGTTCTCGAAGCAGCTGCTCAGTATGACATGCCTGGTGTATATATTGCAGTGGGCAACCATTGGATGAACAACACATACTCAATCACAAAGACTATGATTGAACGGTTCATTGATATGTTCAATCGCTTTCGTAACACTAAGGTGAATATTGTTCGTGCAGTCAATGCATATGGTCCTCGTCAGTTAGCTGTAGCTCCTTTCGGTCCTGGTAAGGTTCGCAAGATTACACCTTCATTCGTTTGCCGTGCTTTGACAAATGCTGATGTAGAAGTATATGGGGATGGTTCTCAAGTATCAGATATGGTATACGTTGGTGATGTAGCTAAGGCTCTGGTCACTGCTATGGAGAAGGCATCAGAAGGTAATGTGTTTGGCGAAGCTGTAGAATGTGGACCAGAAGTTAATAGCACTGTTCAGGAAGTTGCTAAAGCTGTAATCGATATTGCAGGTAGCGAATCAAAGATTGTAAACTTACCTATGCGTCCAGGTGAAAATGTAGGTGATGTTGTTACAGCAGATACGACTACACTTCGACATGTCGATATGGATCCAAAGCAAATGGTTACGTTGGAAGAGGGTATGCAGATGACTGTAGACTACTTCCGTGAGTATTTAAATGAAGAAGGATTTAAAGTATAATGGCTAAAGATACATATACCTCGAAAGGTCAAAGACCTAACGTAAGTAAATCAGTCCGTAAACTTAAAGCTAAAGACACCGGTGCTATGGATAGAGAGCTACGTCGTATTGAGGCTTTCCATAAAGGACAGCCAACTGGTTGGGTAACAATTCCCAATCCTAATAAGAATGAAACGAACAAAAGATTTATTAAAGTTAAATATAAAGATTACTACCACAAGGGGCAAGATTATAAATCAGTGGCTCGTGGTTTCATGATTGGAGGAAAAGGTAATGAGTAAAAGTCGTGGTGATAATGTAATTAGTGGATTGGGTTTCCAGGCTCGGGAACTTGGTGAATGGACAGTTCTTCAAGATGAAGAGCTTTTCAGAAATAAACGTGTCGTAGTGTTTGCATTACCTGGTGCGTTTACACCTACATGTTCTAATCAACAGCTTCCAAAGTACGAAGAAAAGTATGAAGAGTTTACGGATAAACATGGACTCGATGATGTTTATTGTGTATCTGTCAATGACTCCTTTGTCATGAATGCTTGGTTCGATGCTTTGGATATTAAAAAGGTCAAAGCTATTCCAGATGGCTCCGGCCGTTTTTCTCGTTGGATGGGCACTTTAGTTGACAAAGATAATCTAGGTTTTGGTTATCGTTCATGGAGATATTCTATGATTGTAAATGATGGTATTATTGAAGAGATATTCATGGAGCCAGGTTTCTCGAATAACTTCGATCAAGATCCATACATTGCAAGTGACCCACAAGCACTCTTGAATTATCTGAGTGGCCGTGAAGGTTAATCCATTACCTAATGGTGCAGTTGAGGTGTCGGGTATAGATATAAGTCAACCCGACACCTACACTGACATCAAACATATTCTAGAACAAGACTTGGTCGTTGTTATTAGACAGCAACCAACTGATCCCTTATACTTTACCCAACTTATTCAAACAATCAATCCAATTGCTAACTGGCAGCAGTGCATTTGGGATGAGGAAGGAAACGACATTGGCCCTCCACGAAGACATGATAAACCATTTTCTAACGTCCAAAGAGTTACGGGAGAGAAGCGTGATGGTGAGAGTACGGGAATTTTTGGTATCGGTAGGTTGGATTGGCATGCTAATCTCAATGGTCCTGATAGAGCGGATGGCGTCGCGCTTCAAGGGATCAAAGGAGTAGAAGGCACAGTAACAAGTTGGTTGAACACTTCTCTAGCATTACACAAGATGCCAGATGAATTGAAAACACGCATTGAAGATGTCTACTGTTCTTACTATTACAATGTTCTTAATTGGGCTGATATTGAGTTTGAAGCTCAAAAGGCATATCTTGCTAATAGGCAAGCCCCTTATGAGATGTGGCTCGAGCAAGAAAACATTGCAGGGGTTAAAGGTTTATACTTCTATCCTAATAATGATTGCCAGATGCAGACAGAAGATGTTGACTTATTTGAAGATCTCAAGGAATATATATTTCAGGAGCAGTTTATGTACCATCACGAATGGCAGGTAGGTGATATTGTTCTTTCTGATCAACTATTGACATTACATAAACGTCAATTGAGAGAAGAGAATGTTTTCCGTAAACGGGTTCTCCATCGTCTTACTTTTCCTATAAGTAATACGGGTAATCCAAAACGCCTGGAACTCTTAAACCAGATTTAGGCTCCTATAGCTCAGTTGGTAGAGCACCTGATTTGTAATCAGGGGGTCCGCGGTTCAAGTCCGTGTGGGAGCACCATTCGTCTCGGGATGACATTAAACGCGACCTGGTCGGAGCGTTCCCTGGGTTAGTCGCCACAAATAGACTCGCGCGGGGCCAACGGTTAGCCCCGCAATTATAATTTGTGGAGTTAAGAATGCACGGAATTGTTATAGCAGGACAACTAGAGCAGAATTTAATATCTGCATTAGTTTCTGTTAACGAAGAAGTTAGTATTAATGCTGGAAACGTTTCCGTTAAACGATCCGGTGGTGCATATCGTATCTCTTCACATATGCGTTCTGATGGGTGGGACATGGAAGTTCTTGACTTCTTTCCTAGTTGGGATGATGAAGAGCTTGAAGAATTTTTCGAATCTCGTATTACTAACGATACAAAGTTCGTCGGTATAAGTGTAATCCTTCCACCCGAACCAATACTAGTCGCCAAATATAATAGAACAATTGCATGGTTGAAGGATAACTATCCGGATGTAGTCATTGTATGTGGCTCCAAGAATTTAATTACAACTGTACTTATCAACGCGGATTATCACTTAACCGGTTACGGTGAGAATGGTATTACTGAGTTGATGAAGCATACGATGGGTAAGGAAAGCTCAATTGGATTACAGGAAATCTTCGTAGAGAAATATGAAAGACATATTAACTGGGTCAACTGTGACACATCACACCCAGCCTTTCCTCACGAAGATATGACTATGCAATATCAAAAACGTGACTTTCTTAAAGAGCACGAAGTACTTACAATGGAATTCTCAAGAGGATGTAAGTTTAGATGTTCCTTCTGTTCATATAATGTGTTAGGTTTTAAAGATAAAACGCTACGAGATATGGATATAGCTGAAAGAGAGATGCAGCAGAACTTTGATAATTGGGGTATCTCTCACTATACGACAGCTGATGAAACCTTTAATGCCAACCCTAACAATCTCAGTGAGATTGCAAAGATGGTTCAGAGATTACCATTTACTGTAGACATGACTGGTTTTGTTAGAGCAGATTTGTTGGTTAACAATAGACAGACCTGGGATGATATGCTTGCTATTGGGCATTGGGGTCATTACTATGGTGTTGAGACATTTAACCACGAGGCTGGTAAATTTATTAAAAAGGGTATGAATCCGGATAAGCTCAAACAAGGGCTACTAGATGTTAGAGAATACTTTAGAAAGAATCTCGGAAAGTATAATGCATCACTTAGTTTTATTGTAGGATTACCTTATGAGGATGCTGCATCTATTAGAAGTACATTCAAATGGCTACATAAAGTAAAAGGTTATCATGTAACATTGTTCCCGTTGTACTTAGCAAATGCTGATGACAAGTACTTGTCTAATAACTATTCAGACTTTGATAAGACATGGAAGCAATCAAACCTTTTTTATGAGATGCATCCCGATGATGCTAGTATTGATTATAAAAGAGACTTTGGACCAGCGGCAGAAAGATATAAAGCATACTTCGAGAGTCCCGAACATCATTTCTGGGCCCATGATGATATGAATTTTTACGAGGCTAATAAACTTGTTAATGAGTTCTATGGAAACGATGCATTCGAATGGTATGGACCATGTATTTGGTCACATCATCTATATAAGTTGTTAGGTTGGAGTGCTGATCAAATTGGAAATGGCACATTAAATACATTAACAAGTTTTTCAGATCCTGACTGGACAAAAAATAATTTTACTAAAAAACATAGAGAATTCTTCGATGAATACAAGTTCAAAAAACTCAGCTATTCCTAAGTATCCTGAGCATGATCTATATGGTAGAGTTGAAGATCTGATTCAATATAAGCCAGGTATGAAAATACTTGACTATGGTTGTGGTAACGGATTGCTTCTTAGGTCGGGTGATATTAGGTCTGAAGATTATACCGGTCTGGACGTCGATGATATTTTGGTGTTAGAGAATGTCGAAGAGTATCCGGATGCAACATGGCTATTGGAAGATCTATGGAGTCCGTGTTATAATTCTGATGGTAATATGCATGTTCCCAGACTCGATAAGGATTATGATATAATCTTTAGCAATAGTGTCTTCACACATATGCCTCATCTACATTGGAGGAAAGCATATGAAGTTTTTGAAAAACATTCCAAGAGACAAGTACATAGCTTTTGTCTCCAGGATAATGAGATGTGCAAAAAGTATTTTTACGATGCCAGAGTTAATCATTATGGTTCTTGTGATCAGTTGGTTTTTGATCTAGAAGTTCAATATCTTCAAGACAATAAGCTAAGTATAGAAGCTAGTAAGTGCCAACATTTCTTGGCATGGTATAAGCCTGAAGTACTTGAACAGTATGGTACAATACATAGATTAGACAATTGGACATTAGATTTTGTTTGTACGTAAACTTGATATGCAATTTGATGCCGATAAGATATTGGCAGCACTTGAATGTGTAGATCATTATCATGACAACGATCAGATAATGTTAACAACAAGACATTTGCCATCTGGTGGAGGGTCAGAGTATCTACTAGATGGGGTTGGACCATTACCACCTAATAGTAATGAGTTTGATTGGAATAGGATTATACCTCTATTTCGAAATACTTATCTTTGGGATGTGTACCAAGAAGTATCGAAACATTATAAGATTGGTAGAGTGAGAATGATGAGGATGCTTCCAGGTAAGTGTTACTCACTGCACAGTGATCCAACAAAGAGATTACATATTGTATTAAAAACTAATCCTCATGTTGTCTTTTTTGATGGGGACCTGTATAATTATAAAATGGAAGAGCCTGGTAGTTCGTATGTTTTAGATACAACACAAATACATACTGCTGCCAATTTTGGTAAACAAACAAGAGAACATTTGGTATTTGTAATTGATGACTAATTTAATTTTCACAGATAATAAAACTAATCCAATGGAGAAGACTACCCTCGGCCAAGCTGATGGGCAAAAAGGATTCTCATTGAAAGATCAATGGTCAGACCTCAAGGGTTGGCCTAAACATCCTATGGCAGTCAACTCTAAGGGTGGCACTGAACAAATGATGGATACTCTATATGATAGGCTGCCAGAAGACATTAGAGATATGTTCCAAGTGGTTGCATCTCGTGTCGATGAATCTATGTTTGATGGACGTCCTAGGGTATTGTGGTTACATGACCTTTGGAACGATCCACAGGCAGAGCATTTGAAGTCAGAGCAATCTCGCGAGAGGTTCCGTAAACTTGTATTTGTATCTCATACACAACAACATTCATTCTGTCAAGGTTTAGGTATCCCTTACCAAGAGGGTCTTGTATTGAAGAATGCTATTGACCCAATTGAAGAACATGCCAAACCAACAGATAGAATTAATCTTATCTATCATACTACACCACATCGTGGGCTTGACATTCTAGTGGCTGCGTATGAAGCTCTTTCAGCTGAATGGGGTGATAAGGTTCATCTTAATGTTTACAGCTCATTCAAAGTATATGGATGGCCACAACGGGATGAAGAGTATAAGACATTGTTCGATAAGATTGATGCACACCCACATATGACTAATCATGGTGCTGTTCCGAATGCTGACATTAGACAAGCGTTGAAGGAATCACATATCTTTGCTTATCCATCTACATGGGTCGAAACATCGTGTATAGCGGCCATAGAAGCGATGTCTGCTGGTTGCCAGGTAGTTACCTCATCACTAGGTGCCTTGCCCGAAACAACCGGTGGTTTTGCTACTATGTATGGTTATGTTGAGAATAAACAATTCCATGCAAATATGTTTGCTGGAGCTCTTAAACAGGCTGTAGATAACCACGAATCGTTTATAAATACTAATAAAGCAAATGTCCAGAAGAACTGGACTGACTATGTTTACAATTGGGACATTCGTGTCCAAGAATGGGAAAACCTACTGAGGCAACTATAATGGCTAAATGGATCACACTAAGCTACACTAAAAACGGATCAACATTTTCATCAGTCGATGAATCACGTCTTCAACAATATACAGACATGATGAATTTGGCACCTACTACTTCTGTAGCCCAGCTTATTTCAAACGGCACAGCGAACGGTAGTATTACCGCTACACCAACATTATTAGCTAATGGTTCAGGACACCAAACAAACCTAGTGTTCAATCAATATATCGTAGATAATTATGAGTCTGTAAGGTTGTTTATTAAGGATCCAATTGCATACTTTGCAAATACCACAGAGTTTGGATCAGGCTCAGTAAACTCTGGCCAGAAAGTTGCTAATGGTTTTAGTAGTGCTGGATGGACGGTCAGTGTAGTTGATAAAAACTACTAATTACTTCTGATGTGGAAGTAACTCTCTATCTTCTTTCTCAAATGAAGCCTTAGGCATTTCCTGTTTTGGAAACTCTAGAACTTCTTTCTGAAACTCTTCATAGAACATACCTCTAAGATTATTCGACGTAAGTGGATTTAATCTTAGAGGTTCTTTTTTATCTTCCATTACAAAAACAAACGATACATCCGGATTCTTTGCAGTAAACCAATTCATGTACTTTGTACGGTTTACACTATCAGAATGTCCTGCTGCAGTCTCTGGACCATAAGCGTTCGAGCCTGCATACATATTTGTAGTCGATTCATCAGTGGCAAGGATAAAGTCAAAGCCAAGTAAGAAGATTTGCTTAGCACCTTTCTTGATAGCCTCAGCCATTGCATTCATGCCAGCATTGGATCGTGGTGTTTGAATCTGCTCCATCAATCCAGGATTGTTTAACATTAGCCCGCGCTTATCAATACCAGATAACTCTAGGTGATAGTCAACTGGCTCGAACTGTTCTTCTTGAGGAGGAACAATGAAACGCTGGGAAGGGAATGAACTGCTTTCAATCTCAGTAATAATATTTGGATCAATAGCAACAAGGTAATCTGGAAGGTCCCAGTTATTCTTGATAAAGGTATCTCTGTAAAGAGCATTGCAACCAAACACAGTCCCCTTACCTTTAAGATACTTCAGCTGGAAGTTTCTACGAGACTTGCCATTTCCAATTACAAATGCTCTTTCAGTCATACCACCAATCTGGCAAATGCCAGTCCTCTTGTCTTACAGGTTTCTTCTTAAATAAGTTTCGCAGGTCACGCTTTCACCAATGTGAACTAATACCTGGGAAGGCTTGTTGCACAGCATGCTTCGTAATACCTTTGAACTTGGACGTAAGATTACGTTCTTTCATAAGTAACAATAGCTTAGCATCATCTGGATCAACGGATTCAAGAAGCTCGATAAAGATAGTCTCACGCTTGAGAGGTTTAACATTCAGATAATCATTATGATTGACAAAGATGTTCAACTTACGAAGCGATGCTTTTAGCACATGCTGTAAGTCTTCAGCTTTATCTGCTGCTTTATAAGGAGGGTCACCTTCTGGTAACAGCCACTCGATATTTGGATCGTATGTGTAACCAAGAATAGTTTTGAGTGCGGGAGTTGCATTGTCTCTCAAGAAATCAATACGAGCATTGCGCCCATCTTGTTTACTAGCTTCTCTGAGAAATTCTGCAATACCTAATTTTGAATAATTAGTAGCCATTAAAAATCACCTATGTGTTCCATTAAATTCTTCAATCGTTTCTTAACAAAATAGTTGAACAGTTTAGACCGTTCTGGATTTTGTCCTTCGTATTCATTTATAACACTTGTTCTGATATCTTCAGGAATAAAATCTAAATCAATCAAAACTTTGTTTCGTTGCCATCCTCTCAACATTGACTCACTACAGTAATCCTTTGGATCCTGTATAGACCATTCAGTAAGTTTAGTGTGTCGGATGGGCTTACTACGTTTACCTGCAACAAATACATCATCATCTGATAAGAAGTTAGGAATACCATCTCCTCTATCACCTTTAATGATATGCTCGTTTAAGAATTGAGCAGGATTACTTACGCGGATAAATTTCTTACCTACAGGACTATATTGAGATACATTAGCATACTTTTGAAGTTGTCCAAAGTCTTTATCTGATGAAAGAATAAGAATCTGATCAGCACTCTCTGGTGCAATACCAAGGTAACCAAACTCATGACATAGAGTAGCAATTACATCATCAGCCTCAGCTCGTTCAATCTGAACCACTTTGTAAGGAAAGTAGTCCCGTAGTTCTTGTTTGATCTGATCCAATACTTTAAAGATAGCCGGCCAGTCAAAAGTACTTGCGCCTCTATCTTTTTTACGATTAGCTTTGTAAAGAGGAAAGATTTCTTTCCGCCAATTATTTTTATCGTCACAACAGATAACAAGCTCACCATATTCATCTGTAAAGTTACGTCTATGTAAACGTAAACTGTTCAATACCATATGGCGAACAAGATCTTCATCAATTTCTGGATCTTTAGGGTTAATTGCTTTAACTAAGTTAGCAATAACAATTTGGTTAAAGTCTACCAAAATCATAATTTAAAATAGTTCAGGGTCCTCGTCGTACTCTGAATCCTCTAAGTCTAGGCTTTCCTGTTCTAGACTTTCTAACATTTCAATTGTATCATCCATTAGTTCTTGGAAAGGATGATTTATTCCTAGTATACGATACAACCCTGAGCGAATTGATTCAACAGAAAAACTAAAGTCTTTCAGAAAATCTTCATCCTGTAGGTCGAAACCGTGCTGTGCGAACTTCATTGCTAACTGATTTGTATAGTGTTCAACAATTTGATTCACGTACCTTTTCTTGTTACGTAAAATCTGCTCACGCATTTCATCATCATTTTGAGGTGGAGCATCTTGATGCTTTACCTTTGGGAAGGGAATAACATTATCCATATCCCTATTTATGTCTTCTCACAACCATCTTTGTCATATGCTGGCACAGTTGTTTTCCATCTAATCTTATGCTGTTGGTTATCACCATAAAAATCATCAATCCAATCACCGGTTCTTATATACCATTCACAGTGTCTTACATAACCCTGTAAACTAGCTAGGTGTGCTTCCGCACCCTTCTGCTTCAGTCTGATAGACTGTCTGGCACCTGGAATTTGTTCTTTTGTATTCTTAATCCATTGACGTACGTTCTTCAAGCTGAACTTATCGTCATCTGGTTTAGCGAATACATCAGGGTGAACATTTTGAGGAGGACCAGCATTTGCCATCCTCTTCTCGCGAGCCTTAGCTAATCTTTCGATAGCTGCCGCTCTTTGCTCTTCTGTCATTTTACGTTTCTTTTTGACCATGTCTTAACTTCTTCTATTTCGTAATAAAAATCAACAGTTGACTTTTTAATAAGTTTGGGTGATAATAAGTATATAGTGAAGAGAGAGGTAATTTATGAAAAATTCTGAATACCGTGAATATTTGAGACGTCATAAACGTAGCCAGAATAAGGGTGCTTATGGTAAAGACTCTGAGATGGGTAAAGTGTATAAGTCCGAATGGGCTATTGCAAAGATGATGAAAAATAAAAATACTTCATTCGATAATATAAGTCAAGCTCAAAAATATGTTGATCGGATCACTAAATCGAAAACATGGCAAAAGGTTCGTAGCAACCGTCGTAGCAATGTAACCTTAGTTGCAATGAAAGATCAGTCAGGTGGGGTTGCTGCTACAGCTTGGGGTGG